GCTCAATCAAAGAATTTGGCTTCACTAACCCTGTCCTGATCGACGACGATCTGAATGTCATTGCTGGACACGGGCGTCTCATGGCGGCTGGTGTCATGGGACTCAAAACGGTTCCGACCATCGCGCTTGGTCATCTCAACGACGAACAACGGCGTGCTTACGTCATCGCCGATAACCAGCTTGCCCTCAACAGCACCTGGGATGACGACATTCTCCAGAAAGAACTAGAAGCGCTCGGTGATCTTGGTTTCGACCTGACTCTTCTTGGCTGGGGTGATGACATCCCGTCTTTCGCAGAAGAGCCTGACTATTCCGCTCTAGACGACCTAGATGATCCGACGAACGATCTTGCTGATGGCGTCATGAAGGCCATTCAGATCGAGTTCCGTCCTGAAGACTATGAAGAGGCCAAGGCACTTGTAGACGCTGCTCGTAAACGCGGTGATTACGTCGGGATGAAACTGATCGAGGCTCTCGCAGCATGAAGCTTGTCCAAGGAACGATCAGCGGCATTCGCTTCTATCACCGACCAGGCTTCAGTGATCTCAAAACTTTCGAGGAGGTCATTGGTCGCAAGACCTACCTCAAACGCGGTCTAAAGATCGGCGCAGGTGAAAAATGGATGGACTGTGGCGGCAATGTCGGCGCTTTCGCGTTGCTCGCATGCAAGCTCGGTGCGGACGTGACGGTCTACGAGCCTGATCCGTACAACGTCGATATGATCAAGCGCAATTTGCGCCTTAACCGATTCAAAGCGACCGTTAAGCAAGCTGCGCTCGTTCACGACGACCGCAAGAGCGTCACTCTCTACATCGGCAACAACAGTCAGGTATGGCGGAACTCGATCGTTCGCAAGTGGAACGACAAAGGACTCAAAGTCCCTTGCCTGAACTTCGACGAAGAGGCTGAGGGCTTCGACGCTTGCAAAATGGACATCGAAGGCGCTGAGATGCCCATCCTCGAAAACACGGCCGCGACTTTCAAAAAGCTGGTCTACGAATGGTCATTCGACATCGACCCATCCCTAACTCGTCTGTGGTCTGTGATCGACAAGCAGAAACGTGACTATCGCGTCGAGGCTGCCTGGAACAGCATCTGCTACAACGACCATCGTGAAACGGTTTGGCAGCAGAGCTGGTTCCCTGCTTGCACCAACGTTTTCTGCTTCAGCAAATGACACTGCCGATCGTCACGCTTACGCCAAACGACAGCGGTCTCAAGATCGGTGATGCTGTTCCGCTCATCGAACCGAACGTGCATGACAGCTGCATCCTTGCTGATCGTGATGGGACGCAGGTCGGCCTGTTCCTAACAGAGCTGCCTAAAGACCTGCTGAACCTCGTGAATATCGCAGACACAGAGCTGCGTACTAAGCGCGTGCCTAAGTCGGATATGCGCCGCTCTTCTGGCCTTCATGACCAGTCAGCAGAGGTCAAGCAATACAGCGCAATCCTTGGCTCTTGTCCGCCTAAGCCGCATATGCGTCGGCCATATCCGTCGCGATCATCGGTTCATGGCGTATCTAGCGCTAAGACGTTCTGTCGTGCAATGAGTGCTGCTGGCCTCAAAGCCTTCGAGGTATTGCGCGCGAATGCACCGCAAGTAGTCGAAGGTCATCTCAAAGCCATCAAGACTCGCGTGCCAGAAAAGTGGTCTTTCAGTAATCACTTCACCTCGACCATCAGCAACTGCAACATCGCAGCAGCCGTTCATCAGGATCACGCCAACGTCAAAGGAGCTGTCAACATCATCATCACTAAGCGCCGCAACAGCACTGGCGGTAACTTGCACGTCCCTGAGTTTGGAGCAACCTTCGATCAGGTCGACGGTTCGATGCTTGTCTATCCCGCATACCGCAATCGACATGGCGTCACACCAATCATCCCGACGCATCAAGGTGGTTATCGCAATAGCCACGTTTGGTATGCCTTGGATTCTTTCGCTTCCCTAGGATGAGGTCATGGCTAACAAGCGTTGTACGCAAGTAGAGAAAAAGTTCCGTATCGCCAGAATCACTCGCATGATGGCGAACGGTGCTACGCGTCAAGACTTAGTTCAATATGGCGCTCAGGAATGGGGGCTAGGTAAGCGCAGAGTCGACGAGATGATCGCTGAGGCGCGTAAAGAGCTTGAGGAGGACTACAGCCTTGATCGACAAGCTTTTACCGCTCTGCTGCTGTCACAGCTTTCTGTGATCCAAAAGAAAGCCATGGAGCAGTCCAACTTGCAAGCTGCTCTCGGCTGTATCAACACTGCTGCCAAGCTCGCCAAGATCTACGACTGATGGGGATCCTGTCTGCGATTCCGTCTGGAAACATCCTGCAGCGCATTGGCGAAAACAACGAACAGATAGATCTGCAGCGTGTTCTTGCTCGCGTGCAAGACGATCTGCATCCTGGTCAGCTCGACTTTGTGGCTGACGAAACGACTGAGATCATCGGCCTGTCTGCTGGCTATGGAGCAGGGAAGACCAGAGCGTTAGCCGCGAAGACTCTGCACCTCGCAGCAGCTAATCAAGGCTTTATCGGCTGTGTCATGGAACCGACAGGGCCTCTGATCCGCGATATCTGGCAGAACGATTTCGAGAATTTTCTGGAGCAATACGAGATTCCGTACACCTTCCGTGCATCTCCATTGCCGGAATATGTGTTGCATCTGCCTGGTGGAGACACAAAGATCCTGTGCCGCAGTTTTGAGAACTGGTCACGGATCATCGGTCTGAACCTGTCGTTTGTTCTCGCCGATGAAATCGACACTGTGAATCCAAGCGTCTGTTCGAGGGCCTTTCCGAAAATTCTTGGTCGCTTGAGGTCCGGCAACGTCAGGCAGTTCGCAGCAGCGTCTACGCCTGAAGGTTTCAGATGGATGTGGCAAACCTTTGGTTCGGATGATGCGGCAAAGCACTCTGACCGCAGATTGATCAGAATGCGTACGGCAGACAATCCACATCTGCCGCAAGACTTCATCGAGCGACTACGCGCGAACTACGACCCATCTCTCCTCCAGGCGTATCTGGAAGGTCAGTTCTGCAACCTCACAACCGGCCAGGTTTACGACCGATTTGATCGAGCCAAACACGTTTCAGCACTATCTGAACAGGAATATCAGAACGAGCCACTACGTGTTGGCGTCGACTTCAACATCGGCAACATGAGCGCAGTCATCGGTGTGCGTCTTGACAACAAACTTCACCTGATCGACGAGATCAGTGGCGCTCATGACACCGACGCCCTGGCACAAGAATTACGCCAAAGATTTCCCGACTCCGTTGTCTATGTCTACCCTGACGCATCAGGCTCGGCGCGATCTACGAATGCCAGCCGCACAGACATCCAAATCTTGGAATCGTATGGTTTCAGCAACCAATCACCAAAGGCGAATCCTCCCATCCGTGATCGGGTGGCTTCTGTACAAGCTCTTCTGGAGAATGGGAAAGGCGAAGTCAGGCTTCAGATAGCACCACGCTGTAAGCGCACAATCGAATGCCTTGAGCTGCAGAGTTACACGGAAGCGGGAGATCCTGACAAGGACGCAGGCTATGACCACATGAACGATGCTTTGGGCTATCTCGTCTACAGAGACTTCAGCATGCTCAATGCGCGTGCTGGTCGTGGTACTGGGATTAGGCTTTACTAAACTGCAGGCATCGCGCGGGTTTTAGCTGTGTATTCAGGGTTTTCTGGGCGGCAACGTATTGGCAACGTCACTCAGGTGAACGATCCGAATACAGCGTGGGTAAACCAGGAACCCCATTGGGGTTTGATTGAAACACTTCTAGGCGGCACATACAAGATCAGAAAGGGCCATAGAAAGTTTTTGCCGCAAGAGCCAAGAGAACTTGATGAGTCCTATGACAACAGACTGCAGAGATCCGTTCTTGCGCCGTATTACTTGCGTTTAGAGCGGATGCTTGCAGGCATGTTGACTCGCAAGCCTGTGCGTCTCGATGACGTGTCAGACGTTATTCGTGAGCAGCTTTTCGACGTTGATCTGCAAGGCAATGATCTGCAGACTTGGTTGTTCGCAACCAGCCGTCAGTGCATCAGGTATGGCCACGTTGGTGTTCTTGTAGATGCGCCTGCAGCAAGTGAAAACGGCCGTCCATATTGGGTCAGCTACACGCCTCGCGACATACTCGGATGGCGCAGTGAGATAAAAGATGGGAAGCAAGAACTGACGCAACTGCGCTTGTCAGAAAAGATCGTCGTCCCAGATGGCCTGTACGGCGAGAAGCAGGTTGAGCAAGTCAGGGTGCTAACCCCAGGCGCTTTCGAGATTCACCAGAAAGACCAGAAAGGCGATTTTGTTGTTGTCGAAGAAGGCCGAACAAGCTTGAGCGAGATTCCGTTCAGCGTTGCCTACTCCAATCGCATGGGCGTGTTGGAATCGCTGCCACCCTTGGCTGATATTGCAGAGCTGAATCTGCAGCACTATCAAGTTCAATCTGACCTTTCCAATCAGCTGCATATCTCGGCTGTGCCGATGCTTGCGTTGTTCGGCTTTCCCGCAGCAGCGGAAGAGATCAGCGCAGGCCCAGGAGAAGCGTTAGCACTGCCGGAAGGTGCTGCTGCTCAATACATTGAACCAGCTGGCAACAGCTATGACGCGCAGTTCCGCCGATTAGAGCAGATCGCTTCGCAGATCAATGAACTTGGCCTTGCTGCTGTTTTAGGCGCAAAGCTCGTCGGAGAAACAGCAGAGGCTAAGCGCATCGACCGTAGCCAGGGCGACAGCACCATGATGGTCGTCGCACAGCAGATGCAAGATCTGATCGACAACAGCTTGCGATTCCACGCCGATTACATGCAAGAGCGAAACCCTGGCAGCAGCCTTGTTAATCGCGACTTTATGGGTACGCGACTTGAGCCGCAGGAGATTCAAGCATTGCTGCAGCTCTACACGGCTGGAACCATCACACAAGAGACCTTGCTGCTTCAGCTAGAGGCAGGAGAGGTGCTTGGCGACGATTTCGATGTCGAACAAGAGCTTGAGGCGACACAAGCAGGTGGATTGATCGAAATCAATCAGCCTGAGCCAAGGCCGGAAGCGGCAGAAGAAGCCACAATGCCAGCAGAGACGTCGGAGACCGAGGATGAGTTGGCTGGATAATTTGCGGAACGGTAAAAAGCGAGATCCAATCAACCGGCTTCTGTTTTTTTCCAAGCAGGAGCTCTCAGAGCAAACCTATGCGGTCATTAGAGTCACTTGGTATTTCAACGGCAAAATTTGTGGCGTATCAGAGACCTCGATCGGCGTCTATGAGCAAGATGTGATCGCTGAATTTTCTGATCTTGTCGGCAACGCGCTTCGGGCTGGCTGCGATGTTTCTGTGGCATGCATTGATGACCCTCAATATCTAGGCATCTATGACTCATGAGCACACCATCGGAGTTCTACAGCAATGCCATCAACCTGAACCGCTACAGCAATAGCGTCGCGAAGCGAATCATCAACGCCTACAACGATTTAGTCGTTGATGCCATCGAGCAGCTAAGAGGGTTGGACGATTTAGCGGCGCCTGATAAGGCAGCGCGTTTAAGGTCGATATTGGCGCAGCTTAAAAGCAACGTCGGGCGATGGGCAAACGAAAGCGTTTCATTGTCAATCGAGGAGCTTGAAGAGCTTGCCGGTGTCGAGGCTGGTTTCGTTGCAGCAGAACTGCGGAAGGCATTGCCTGCAGAGCTCCGTGACACCGTTAATCCTGTTGTCATCTCGCCTAACTTTGCGGAAGCAGTCGTGACTGTTGACCCAACGCAGCGCGGGATTGTTTCGCTCAGTGATGACTTGCAAGCTGCTGTCACGGGCGCAGGTACTAGCGTTCGTTTGACTATCGCTGAAGGTGTCACGCTGACGCTGCCTAATGGACAAGTGCTCCAAAAGTCATTTCGAGATTTAGGCGAAAAGCAAACAGCATTGTTTGGCCAGGCTGTTCGCAATGGTTTATTGCAGGGGGAGA